GGCTTCGCCACCAGTCGCTTCGCTCTGCTCGGCAGGGGGAGCGGGAGGAATTTCAAGGAGACCAATTTCTTGTAATTTAACCTTGACATCAGCATTTTTATCAGATTGAGAAAGAGCTTCAAGCATTTTTACGGGGTCATTTTCGAAGATAGTTCGGATATTTGAAGGTAATTGTTCAAATTGTTGTTGAGCATAGACGACTTTATTAAGAGCGTCTTGATAGGTTTGACCATCAGGGAGGGGTTGAGCCTCTTTACGGTTCATTAGGACGGGTAATTGTCCAGTTTTATGGGCACGAGCCATTATATTATTGATATCAGAAGCATGTTTTTCAGATTGAACAGCTTTAGTTTTAGTAGATTTAGGTGAAGTTTTTACACGAGTACGAGTATAAGCAGATTTGATTTTACGGGTCATAGTTTAGTTTCCTTTCAGTGAATTATACATTTTTTTAGGGTTACGGATAGCCCACCAGTAAGAGGAGGGAGCTTTTTTAAGTTTTTTCTTGTTTTTAGAGATATAGTTTATTCCATCATCAATTTTTTTAGAAGCAGAAGCAGAAGCAGAATGTAAGCCTTTAGAGATATTAGCAGCATTTTGAGAGATGTCAGAGATATTCCCGACATTTTTAGCGTCAGCAAGATTTTTTACGCCTTGAGTACGGGCAGCAGCAGCTTGAGATTCGATAAGAGAAATTTCAGCATTAAGTTTTTTAGAGGCAAGGGCAGATTGAGTAAGTTTAGCAGCACCGTCAGCAACGGTAGCAGAAGAAGAGGCGGCAGCAGAGCCACCAATAGAAGGAGCACCTTTCATAGCGGAAAGGATAGGATTAAGACCGGCAGCGCGAAGATCAGCAACTTCCCATTGATGGCGGTTTTGTAGTTGTTCTTTAGTAAAGCCACGAGAGGCAGCAGCCTCAGCAGAAGAAAAGTTTTGAGCATCTTGAGTAGATAGAGCGCCACCGATACCGGAGCCGATAGCAGCCCCAGCAGGGCCACCGACTATACCACCGACGATAGGAGCAGCAGCCCCAACGAGTTTGGATAAGAAGCCCATTATTTACAAGCCTCTAAGTTGATTTGAAGGGTATTAGCGATCGAGCAAGCGATATCAGCAGCTTCAGGCATTTTAAGACCAGCAGCAAGACCAACAATGAGACTAAGAATAACACGCAGAGCAGAACGAGTGAGTAGTTTTTCAAACATAGTCTTTTCCTTTTCATTAATTAGAAGCGATTATTAAGCATAGGTACAGAATAAGTAGGCATGACGCGAGAATGTTTTACGACCATATGAGCGTCAAGACGAATATCAGGTTCGTTAGCTACAGCAAGGACACGATCAATAGGCGTGTTGCAAGGGAGGAGAGTTTCGAGGGTAGGAGGATACTCGAATTCCTCAGAGAGATGCCAGATATCCAAAGATTGGGCATCATTAGAGCGCATTTTTCCAGTAATCATGTTTTTACCATAGCGGAGTTCAGACCAACGTTCTTGATAACCGAGTACGGTTTCATCAGGGTCAGTAGTTCCTTGAGCATAGATTTCTTTTGTAAGCACAGCTTGTTCGCCAAGATTAGCGAGAGAAGGCATATAGAAGTCATAGCGAGTACGGCGAGAGTGTGAACGGTGTAAGCCTTGTTGATAAGTTAAGTCAGATACAACAGAGGCGATAACCAATAAGTCAGAGTGTTCCACGAAGGATTTAAAGAATTTAAGAGAGCCAGTGACATGGCCAATAGCAGCCAGATCGCCAAGGGCGGTTGTATTAGTTTCAGAAGTTTGAGGTAGCGGAGAGATGTTTATAGGGAAGGATTTGCCACCTAAGTATTCAGGACGTTGTAGACGAGAGTCTGGAGAGGTCACGCCAAAGTGAGCGCGAAGGATTTCGAAGTAGCGAGTTCCGCCGCGAGCGTCGATTTGTAGAAGTTCTTGAAGTGCAAAGGCTTCATAGAGTTCATAAATAGTAGGTGCAATAGCTTGAGACAAGTCAGCATTAATTTCATAAGGAGCACCAAGAGAGCCACCAAGAGAAAGAGGGTCAGTAGCTACAGCAGTTGAGCGTTCTAAGGTAGCACCAGAGAAAGAGCCAGCAGCATAATCAGTGACAAGGGGTGCGGAAGTACCAAGAGGAAGAGATACAGGGTCACCTTTTTGAGGATTAGGAAGACAGGATGTAAAGTAATCATGCGGCTTATTGCGTTTTTGAAGAGTATAATCAGTAAGAGTATCAGGACCATCGTCTGTGTCTACAGTAAGAGAGTCTTGCCAGTTTTGATCACGATAATAAGAGTTCCATACAAGATTGTAAGAACGGTGAAGAGTTCCGTCAATACGGAGATCAGGAATTTGTGTAGGGTAGCCTAAGTAATCCCAAATTGTCTCATTAGCAACGCCAGTTGAGGCAGGTGTAGTAATATAAGGGCGAGAGAAGTCAATAGAGTCGTCAGGGTCTATGCGTTCGCCTTGAAGTTTAGTCCAGTTATCCTGTGTTAAGCGATAAGGAATAGCGAAGACTTCGATTTTTACCCGAAGATTATCCATGAAAGGAGTAAGAGGAGTAGTAAGGCGTCCGAGAATGTTAAGTTTCGCATCGTAAGTGTCCCCCGGAAGCAATTCATCATTAAGAATAGGATAAAGATAATCAACATCAATAGTAGTCTTGTTTGTTAAGGTTCGTGTGAAAGTAGAACGGGGTTTACTAGCTTGAGGAACGCGAGAGAAAGAATGTTGGTTGACAGAAGGGAGGGAGTTATGGCCTACATTTTGAAACATGATATTTTTCCTTTTTGAGTGCAGAGATTTTCGTATAGTAAGATTAAGTGACGGTACTGAATTATAAATTTTTGATTAGTAAGAGGTACAGCGTGGTACGTAGATAATAGTTTAATAGAGCGTTCAAGAGATTGCAAGTCTTTATTTTTAATATTGAACATTAGTAGCCTCCATCATTATAATCAGTCATTACAGAGTAGAAGTAAATAATATATTGCAAGAGTGTCATTGTGTTTCCTTTCGGTAAGAGGGAGAGCAGTTTTGACGTAGCATGCTCAGGCTAGCACCTTACCGAAGGTTATTCCGAGTCCTCGGTAATAGTAACAGGATTGTTTTTTCCTTTGGCGATTTCTTGATTTTTAGTGTTGATGATTTTCATTTCTGTTTCATCAAATTCGCCAAGGAGATGAAGAGAGAAGTCAGTAGGATGCGTGCGGAAGAGAGAACCTTCTTGTGCATTTTGTAGAGCGTCAACGAATTGACGTTCGGCTTCGCCTATTGTAGCAGTTGTAAAGATATTTCCAGCTTTTTCGGAGACAGTGTCGTAGATTGTAAAGATGAACATTAGATTTCCTTTCGGTGTAAGTGTTTAGATTGTTGGTTCGCGATGTATTCGCGGATTGCCAACCGTTCAGGAGTATTGTGGACAGAGCTAGAAGCTTTGTCAATACGTATTTGTTTATTTTCTTCGATTAAATCGGGAACGATTTCAGTTAGCTTGTTATCGTAGAAACGAGGCGGTTTTATACGGGTTTCTTTAAAAAGGACTGCATCGTTGTCAAGGACTTCTTTAGAGTATTTGTCGAGCCAGCCTTTTCCGATACCGCCAGTGCCAAGAGTTTTTGAACCGCGTGACATGTTAGTGTATTCGGGTTCGAGGTCTATTATTTCGCCATCAGGTGAAAGGCGTTGATAGTGTTTTATTCCAGTGACAGGATCGTCACGTTTAGCATTAAGACCATTTATTTTTTTAAGAGAGTAGCGGGCAGTATAAGCGGCAGAGTCCGCAGTTAGGTCAGAGATAGTAGCATAGCCCATATTAAGTTTAGTTTCTGGATCAGACCAGAGTTGGTCGAGTGTTTCAGAAGTATAGTGTTTGAGACCATTTATTTGTTTGAAGAATTTTTTATCATCGAAGTCATGATTAAAGAGACAGATATGATAATGAGGGCGACCACGCCAAGGATGGAAAGTTTCGCAAGAGCAAGAGCGTTCATGTTTATTACAGAAGAAGCAAGTTTCGCCATATTCGGCGCAGTAGTAGTAACGGATGCCAGAGCCGTATTTTTTACGTAGGCGTTTTAAGAAGCGAGTTATTTCAGATTTTTGTCCACGTTCCACAGAATAAGGATTGGAACGGGTATTTTTATATTCTTCGTTTAGAGTAAGTGTAAGCCAGCAGTTATTAAAGTAGAGAGAAGCTTCATGCATACAGCGTACAGACCATTCGCGGGATTTAGCAAGGCGGCAGCCGATGCATTGACCGCATGGGTGTTGTAATTCTTGACCACCAGATTTTTTTCCCTTTATGGGGTTGTGGGTGTATTCGGCTTCGCCTGAGCCTTTAAGAATTTTATAGTAGGTAATTGGAGAATAGCAGACCATAGGGAGACCTTCGGTAAGATGTTAAGTTTATAGACGTAGTCCGCCGCGTTGTGGGCGGGGTTTTGTATTGATACGTTTTACGTTCATAGCACCTTTAGTGAATTTACGTTTGGATGCATTTGGTTTCATGGGTCTTCGTTTCAATGAGATCACCTCCTTTTTGTTAGTTTTAGTTTAAGACACATTGCCGAGTAAGTCAATGGGTGTCAGTTAGCACAGTTACGACTAGAGGGAACAGTGCTATTTGATACAAAAAAGGCCCCCAAGTCGGGAGCCTTTTCAACGTTCAGGGCAATGTTTATGCCACTTACGCGTTTGTTTCGTTTGTTTCGCTACTTTCAGTAGCGGACGAAGCGAGGGCGTTCGTCGGCTTGGCGGTGGCTTCGCCACCAGTCGCTTCGCTCTGCTCGGCAGGGGGAGCGGGAGGAATTTCAAGGAGACCAATTTCTTGTAATTTAACCTTGACATCAGCATTTTTATCAGATTGAGAAAGAGCTTCAAG